TGCCGTCGCGATCGCGCCAGTCGGTCATGCGTGTGCGCTTCGCTGGCTCGGGCAGGGATGCGATCGCAAGGTCGCGGCCGGCATCAGTCGTCATGAAGACGACGTCACCGCTATTGCAGAACCGCGGCGTGCGCCCGCGTTCCATCAGGCCCTCACGTTCGAGCGCTTCGAGGTCGTGCATATCGCGATGGCCCACGCTGGCGACGAAGTGATTTCGATACGGCTCGCGGCGATCAGGCCGCAGGCCGAGCGTGTGGTGCAGGAGTTCGATCTGGTAGGGCGTGCATGTCATAGTGCGGTTCTCAAGTAGCCCGAGCGTTAGCCGCGGATGCGATGAACGAAACCGGTCGGCGTGCGCTCGATCTCGCCTTTGGCACCGTTGAGCAGGCGCTCGGGATCGCTGTTGAGCGGCGAGATGAAGAGCGAGTCGCCGGTTGCGCCAGTCGCCTTGATGTAATCGACCTCGACCTTGGCGCTGTCGACCAGGACGCCGGCAACCTGGGCGACAGCGCGTGCACGATCGACGTCCATCGGATTTTCCCGATCGCGCAGTGCGGCGAGTGTTTGCATAAGGTGTTCACGCATATCGGTAATCGTGCTCATGACTGTTCTTCCTGTGCCTCGCGGGCGATTCGATTGACCTGTCGGGTGATCGCGCCTTTCAACTGAACAAGCTGCGCCAGCTCAGGATTGCGTGATCGTGGATGGTTGCGCCGTGCAAGTTCGGCGCGGCTTACGAGCTCGAGGGCATCGAGCGTGATCTTTTCGAGTTCGGCGCTGCGTCGGCCGTGGAGGAAGCAAACGACATGGCCGTCAGGCACCGGCCCGTTCGCCTTTTCCCATACGAGACGGTGGACACCTACCCACCGACGGGCGGGGACGGGGTGATCGTCGGTCACCTTTTGCTCGAGGTATCCGTCCTTGCTGAGCCGCAGCGAGCCGATCGGCACGTAGTTGTGCTGGGCCGCGCCGTGCATTTGGCCTTTCTTGAATTGCGTGCGTCGACAATTTGGATGCGTGCCGGTAACGCCTTTCTTGCCGGTGTTCCACGTCACATGGCCTGCCTTGAACTGAGTTGCTACCATCCTGGGATCGTTTCGACCGCGCTGAATGCGTCCAGATCGATCTGATTCCATAAATGCGTCCGACTTGTGAAGCCCCAGTTCCGCGGCTTTGGCGTAGACGCGGGCCTCAGTGCAATCGAATTCCGAGGCAAGCTCAGCGGTCTGCCGATTCGGATACTCGCGTTCCAATTTCTCGATCTCTGCGGGCGTCCAAAACCGGCGCGCCGGCGAAGTAGATCCGGGTTTTCGCTTCGTCATGGAAATCTCAAATCAGAAGGTTTTGGTCAGATCTCTGTCGACGGCTTTGCCGAGCGACCTGAGGAGGTTCGCCAGCTGCGCGCGATCCTGGCGGCCGGCTGTTGCCTGTCGCAGCAGCCCAAAATACGAATTTGCTACCGGCATCAGGTCGTGGTTCGGCGTCTCTGCGACGCGCCGCAGCGCCTCATTGCGAGTGCATTTCCGCGTCTCGCGGCGCCATGGTTTAATGACCTGGCCGACGAAGTCGACGCCGCGTTCGATTGGCTGCAGGATCGTCTTGCGCGGGTTGATCCGCGCGCCGAGCCGGGCCGGCAGGAATGCCGTCACGTCGGCGAGGATCTCGTTCAGTCGTTCCGGTGATTCGTTCAGGAACACGAAATCGTCGACATACCGGATGTAGTGCCGCGCGCCGAGCACGTGCTTCGCTCGCTGGTCGAGTACGTCGAGATAGACGTTCGCGAAAAACTGGCTCGATAGGTTCCCGATCGGCAAACCGAGGTGCGGTGCCTGTTCGAGCAGCCTCTTATGGGGCGGAACGAGATCCATCATGGCCGGATCACCGTGGTACACGTAGTCGGCCCGTGGATCGTGCATCAGCACGGTTTCGGTCAGCGATCGCCAGAATGGCTCGGAGATCTTGGCGAGCAATAGCTCGAGCAGAATCCGCTTGTCGATGCTGACGAAGAAGTTGGCAAGGTCGCACTTCAGGTAAAACGCGCGCCGCGACCAGTTCTGCGTGATCGACCGGACCTTCGATTCCAGACGTTCGGCGGCGTACAGCGTGCCGCGGCCCTTGATGCAGGCGCAAGAATCGGCGATGAACGACCGTTCGAAGTTCGGCCCGATCCGGTTGTAGAGCAGGTGGTGCACGATACGATCGCGAAACGCTGCCGCCCAGACTTCGCGCGGCTTCGGTCGCGTGATGACAAAGCACTTCGAGCGGCCTGGCGTGTAACTGCCATCGGCCAACTCGTCGTACAGGCGGCGCAGGTTGCGCTCGAGCCGCATCTCGAACGCAAGCGCTGCATTGCTGTTTCGTTTCGTCCGCCGGCAGTCGAAATATGCCTCGACGAGCTCGGCGAACGAAACTGGCCCTCGATCTGCGGACGGCCCGGGCGCGGAACCGGTTGTTCTGTTCGTTGTTGTTCTGGTTGCCGTTGTTGAAGTTCTGATACCAAGCCCAGCCGGAAGTATCGTGCTATCTACGTCGCTCGGCCGATCGCTCAGCCGGGAAACTGCGCTGGACCTATCCGCACACCGGCGGTCGGTATCCTCATTGCGCTTGGCGGTGGCCTCGTGAGCCAGCGGCACGACCAGATTGATAGATCGCTCAGCCATGGAAGCCGTGACCTCCATGGAGCGGGCGACGGTCTGCGGATTTCTTCCACCCGTTGGCCTGCTTCCCGATGCTCGTCGTCTGCTCGATCGCTGCAGCGTATGCTGGCCGCAGGATCAGGCGCTTATCCATGCCGAGACGTAGCAACAATTCGATCACCTGCAGGCGCTCAAGCAATTCGGCGAGGTGGGGCGCCTTCTCGGCTGCAACGTTCGCGCGGAACACCAGCACCATGATCTCGATACACTCCGTGCTGATCTTCTCGCCGATGCTGCGCTTGAAGTCGCGGGGCATGTTCTTGACCGCATCAGTGACGACGTCGAGCAGCACATAGGCTGCTCGATAAATCGGGAGTTGGGTGTGTAAGGCCACGGTGGATTAAATGGTCAAAAAACTGAAGGAATAAATCTGCGGACGGCCCGGGCGCGGAACCGGTAGAGCTGCCCGTAGCTGCCCTGGCTGCCGCTGCTGAAGTTCTGACACCAAGCCCAGCCGGAATTGGACTCATGACGTTCACCGGACCAGTACCAGGTCGGCTCGAATTCACCCTTCAGGTTGGCGAACAGGAGCGATTGTTCGCGGCGCGTCGGCAGTTCGCCACCCTGCTCGGACGCCCACGCTTTCGCCTCGTCCCACGTCAGTTCCTCTGCATCGCCAGCCAGCAGGATCAGGTAGTGGCTCAACGAACCGTCTTCGAGCAGGATCTGCCCGGCGATCTTCTCGCCGGCCGCGAGGGGAATCGTCACGGCGTCGACGTAATACTCGGTCGCCCGCGGCTGGTTCTTGAACTCTTCGATCATCGCGCCAATGCGCGCGTGCTCGGCTTCGATCGCTTCAAGCGTCGTCGTCATTGCTTACTCCGTTGTGAAATGGGCGAAGGGTTAAATCGACAATCTGCGGACGGCCCGGGCGCGGAACCGGCGGTTCTGCTCGCCGCCGTACTGGTCGCCGCCGCTGAAGCCCTGACACCAAGCCCAGCCGGCGTAGTCCGGATCGTCGTCCGGCGTGTTCGACCAATACCCATCCTTCTGAAACAGTTCGCGGTGTTGTTCGTATTCGATCACGAGCTCGGCGCGCGTCGGCAAATCACCGCCGATGCTCTTGGCCCATTCCATCTGTTCCTGCCAGGTGGCGTCGTCGTTGTCGCCCGGCAGCAGGATCGTGTGCGTGACGTCACCGTTCTTGTCGACGAAGCCACCGAGGTAGATCTCGCCTTCAGCGAGCGGGGGAAGCTGGATCTGCATGGGATCTCCATGAAAAAGGAGCGGGCGCCACAAAGGACGCCCGCAAAGTGCTACTGCCAAGAAGAGGGAATGGCCGGCGCGTCAGGTGCGATGCACGACCGGTGTACTGCCGAGATGCTCGGAATGCCCGTGCAGGACCGCAAGCAGGCAGAGGACGGCGATGAGCGCAGCAACGGCGCCGATCCAGATTTTCAGAATGACCACGTCAGAACCCCGGCACGGAAAGCGACGCAGATGAACCAGATGGAGGCCACGGCGACGCCGCTGCCGGCCGCCCACAGGCTTCCTTTGATGACGTAGCCGTGTAAATCGCCGCAGGCCGCGAGAAGAGCGTTGTCACTCGCGCCGACCAGTACAAGCGATCGCTTGTTTTTGTGAATTACAGGCTGCAGACTGTTGGAGGCGATTTGCATCAGAGGTTCTCCCCGCATATCCGGTAGTGAGTTGGCGGCTCCGACTTACGCGGAATCGTGAGATACCCGGCCTTCACGAGCGCAGTTTCGGCGACGATGCGCACGCTGGATTTGAGTGCGTCCCGTGGGATCTCGCGCAAGACTAGCTGCAGCGCTTCGGTCGCATCGATGGCGGCGCTTGCGGTTTGGCAATCATGTGGGTTGATGAAGCGAGCGGCGCCTGCCGCGTCGACCGTCAGCAGTGACAGCGTCGGCGCATGCGATGAAACGAGAATCTCCGGGTAGAGGGCATGCGGCTGCCACGGCCCGGGCGTGTGCTTGATCTGGTTCATGGGGATGCTCACATGCAGCGCGAGACTGCGCATTGGACTTCGGTTTGCGCCGCCTGGTCCTGATACTGGAAGTAGCCGACGACGAGGAAGTAGACGAAGCACACGCCGAGCGCAGCGAGAACGTTGCGCGCCCCGCGGAAGATGGCGCGCGCGATGCGAATACCTCGATTGCCGGGCTTCGCGGCCTTCCAGGTGATCAGAGACTCGGGCGTCGTGTGATTCGTCGAATTCATGGTCATTCCTCGGTGTGGTTTGTTCAGCAACCGCCGCGCATGCATGCGACACCTGGCGCGATGAGGTTCAATGCTAGGCGCCGGAGCTCGCCCGAACTGGGGCAGTCGCGGCGCAGCTCGAGCAAATCTCGGGCGGCTTGGCTCATGACGTTCTCGGTGTGGTGTGATTGCCCGCCGTAGCGGGCGCGGTCGCTCAGTCGTCCAGCGTCGGATAGGTCAAGACCTTATATCCCATCGCTTCGAGGCGACGTTTTGCGGTCGCGGCATCCGTGGCTTCAACGCTCGTGAGTTGCTTACCCATCCGATGCTGAACCATGCAGAAATACGTCTTGTTCATTGCCTTTCTCCTGTAGCGGGAGCGGTTGGTCAGCGGTACGAAACCGTGGCGAAAGGGACTCCGTAATGGGGATCACATTCAACCGATCCCGCCGGCATGCGCTCGATCGCGTCGAGGCAGCCACATTGGACGGCTTCGAGCGATCCCCGATCGAACCGAGAATCGTCAAGGTTGGAGCTGGAGAAGTTGGCGCGCGATGCGTAGCCAATCGGAAAATGCTCTGCGTATTTCATCGTCTTTCTCCTGTAGCGGGAGCGGTTGTTAGGCGCGGGGCGTTTGCGCGATCGTTTCGACGCGGCGCGCGATCCGATCGGCCGCATCCTCTGCATCGCGCTGTGAGACGCCGGGGATTTCGAGCAGGTGTTCAAGCGCGATTGCCTCGACTCGCTCACGGGTAACGTCGGCGAAGCGCTCGTTGAACACGCGGCAGGCGTTTTCGAAGTCGGCATCGAACTGCTGCGCGGCGTGGTGGCCGTCGATGTACTGGCGGAGTTCGGTCTTGTTCATCTGCCAGAAGAGACGTTCGGCTTGCGGCTTGTCGGTGCGGATCAGCGTTTCCATCGTCGTTCCCCTTCGTGTTGCGTTGGTCAGTGGCGCTGCCGGCGAGCCGGCGCCTTCCTGAGATCGAGGGCGACGACGAGCAGAAGTGCAGCGGAGAAAATCCCGAGGCCGTAGCCGATAAGGAGTGTGCTCACAGATTCGTACTCCGAAATTAATTGGTGTCTGAACCACTTCGAGCCGCCTGACTGCGCTCAAGGAATGGCACTGTGAGAGGCAATGCCATTCGATCAGAACAGTCGAACTCTCAAGGGCGCGCACTCGGGGTGCTGCATGCTGCGCTGCTCGGTTGATGGGTGCGGAGAATCCGCGGCCGAATGCGCGCTCTTGAGAGCATTGTTTTACGTCCCCGTCCGGCTACACCTGGCCGAGCCAGCTCCGGATCGGGGACGGCGCGACGGGTTACCACGCCACTCGTCGCCGGGCGCCGCAATGCGGTAGCAGCTCATCAGGCCGCCATTTCTCGCGCTTTTACATTCAGCCGCACGAGGCCAAGGGCTGGGTGCTGAGCACCTATTCATCTGCCGTCAGGGTTAGAGAGCGATCCGCCGGGGCGGTGGCGCAGCGATCTGTGCTGCGTTGATGTGGATTCTACTTTAAGTAGTGGAGATGTCAACAACTAAAAGTAGAAATTGGAGGCGCAACTCTTCTACTTCGAGTTGGCGAGGCGCGGAGGGGGATCTACTTGCCGTGGCGGGCGATCGTGTCTTCGCAGTTCACGATCAGGGTGGCGGCTTGACGACGGAGGTGTGCGTTCTCATACCCCGAGATTTGCGCGATCCGATTGTCTTTGGCGATCATTGCGCGCGCCCAGGCGATCTGTCTCTTGCAATCCTCTACGGCTTGCTCCGCTTTCTCTTTTTTATATTGCGGTGAAGCCCGCCGAGCATCCTCGGCGGCGGAGACGGCATCTGCTGATTTCCTTGCTTCCATCTCTGCAGCCCGGCGCTCTGCTGCGCGCCGATCATTTGCAGCTTGGGCATCCATCTTTGCAACAAACTCTTGTTCTTGCTGCGACCCAGGCAGTGAGATAGGAATGGTGTGTCCGACGCTTTCCCAGAATGGACGATCGTACTGCCTCGTTTCAATGGGGGTAGGGAGTCCGGCAAAGCCTACCTTGAATACATTTGCAGTCGCCCGATAGTACGGGTTGTTCTCTGGGCTACGTTGTCTCGTAAGAATTAAGAATCCCCGTATTGCGGGGCGACTTGGTCGATCCAAGAATGAATATTCTGCATCTGAAAGTGGGAGGCTCCCGCCTCCAAGCGAGGACGAAGGATGCGCAGCTCCTGGAAAGACGCAAGTTATTCCAGCTAGCCTCAGAGATTCGCATGCCTTTTCGGTACCGGCGGCCGTCGACAAAAGAGCAACGCTGGGCGAAGGTGCGCTGGAAGTGGTGGCGCATGCACAAAGCCCTGCCGACGCCATCAATGCGATGTAAAGAAGGGCCTCAGGTCTGCGGGCCATGTGGCCTCCAGCTAGATTGCGCCGCTCACCGCAACTACAAGTGCGATGATTTGCACGTGCGCGACGTCGGACTGATTGAGCTCCATGTCAGGGTAAAGCGCCTTGTCAGGGTTGTCCGATCTTATGGTAAGGCCGCCATCCGGCCGCTTGAATATGCGTTTGACATAGACCTCCCCCTGAAAAGATAAAACGTAAACCTTTCCAGATACGAGATCGATTGCCCGGTAATCGACGACCAGTGAGTCTCCATCGCGTACCCGCGGCTCCATGCTAGAGCCCTCTGCGACAATGGTCGCAGCCTGCTCAGGCTTAATCCCAAGTCTGGCACACCATGCTTTCCGGAATGCCTGCTTCTGCCCCTTCTCATCGACATGCCATGCAATTCGACCATTGCCGGCAGAGGCTTTGACTTCGAGTCTAGGTATCAAGACGTACTCTTCGCCCAGTTCGGAGGCGTGGTCCCACGCCAATATTGGTCTCGCACTAACTGACGCGCGGCCGTCTTTCAACTCCCCGGCGCGCGATTGTTCTCCTGCGAGTTCATTATTACCCGATTCTGAGCCCAAATGATGAACATCATGCGCGGATGGGTCGCTCTCCGCAGTGCGTCTATGAGGTTCTCTGGCAACTGGTGGTATTGGCCCGTACACAAGGGCCTCCGGAGCACACCCCACCGCCTCGGCAAGGATCTTCATCTTTTCGAGGCGAGGCATCGCCTGCCCAAGCGTATAGCGACGCACCATCTCGTAGGTGATGGATGCCCCTCGTTGCTTGAAAAAGCTGACGATTCCCTGAATGTCGAGCGAGCCCACTGCCATTGCCTCTTGGAGGCGTCTGGCAAAGTCAGGGTACTTAATGGGAAGAGTTTTAGTTTCTACCATAGGTAGAAGGTTAGCAGTCGGGGCTTGTCCAGTCATTTCTACTTTTCGTTGTTGCGTTAAGCTACTTTAAGTAGTATCTTGGCGTCATGGACGAACTCAATGACCCCAAGGCTACACCCGCCGCCGTTGGCGAGGCCATCGACATGCTCGGTGGTGACAGCGCCGTCGCGAAGATGCTCGGACTTCGTTCTTGGGCGATTAGCAAATGGCGCAAGCGTTTCCCGCCAACCCGCGCTCTCTGGCTTGCAGAGAAAACTGGTTGGCGCAAGACCCCCCACGACCTCGCGCCACGCATGTACCCGAACCCCCTTGATGGGGTTCCGCCGGATGTAATCAAAGACGGAGAGGTCGTGCCAATCATTGACGATGTGCAGCCTCCGGGTGGCGTTCCGGATCGAAAGGAGGGTGACTGACGTGAGAAATCTGTACGCGCGCTTGGTGCTTTGGCTGATCGCTCCAGCGTTGCGCCTCCAGATTGAGCGCCGGCTAGCCGAGGCAGACCGGCGATTCGAGGAGCGCCGTGAAACGATCCTTGCTAACCAAGCAGCTGGGCACAAAAGGATCGGATCTCTAGGCGATATGGGTCGGTAATGTTTTCGCTTTCGCCCAGATAAGTGGCCTGTTCGGCAAGGCTGGCGATCTTTGATTTGACTTGTGACGCTTCGCTGTACGTCATTTGGTTGATAAGCGCCTGGAAGGCAAAGGACAGAACGTCGATCCGAGCCTCGAGTTGCTTTGTCAGTTCTTCGTTGGTCATGCGAATCCCGTTGTGTGGTGGTTGAAGAGGTCAGAGGCTTCAATTCTCGCATGGCGGTGGTTCGCATCCAGTTGTGATGTAAGCAGTCTAGAGAAAGTGGTATTCCGGGGCATTCCCGGATTTTTGAATGTCGGGGAACAACAATGAACGCAATGGCACAACCTGTCTCGTTTGGCGGCTCGCGCAGCACGCCGATCGTCGAGCGCCTCCTCCGCGAGGCAATGGCTGACCCGAAAGCGAAGGCGGCGGTACTCGAGGCGACTGGCTGGGACGCTTCGATGCCGTCCAAGATCCTGAGCAACGGCGCCGGCATCACGCTCGAGCATCTCAACACCGTATTTGTCGCGCTCGGCCTGGTCGTCACGACCAAGGGCTATATGGACTATCTCGCGCAAGGAAACGTGATCGGCAGCAATTGCCGATGCGCGCGCGAAGGCTTCGGAGAGTGCGGCGGACGGTGATCTAGCGGCCGGAATCCCGACAGAAGCGTTTTCCTTTGAAAGCGCTTCTGTCTGGATTTCGTAGTCCTAAGCGGCCGACGGCCGCAGGAGAGCCGCATGGATGACTTTTTCAGCGCCCGCACCGGGCACCGCGTCTCCGAGACGCAGCAAGACAGCTTCCATTCCATTCCGCTTGCCGACCTCACGGCAAAGCAGAAGATGGTGATGGATTGCTTCAATTCGCCCGAAACCTTGCTTACCCGCGAGGACATTGCGGTGCGGGTAAATCTCAAACTCTCCAGCGTGTGCGGTCGTGCGCGCGAGCTGCTCGACGCCGAGCGCCTGGCGAAGCGCGGCAAGCGCGAATGCACCGCGACGGGCAAGTCACAAGAACTGCTCGGCTTGCCGGTGGCATGACATGGCGCGATTCCATTGCCGCTGCCGGCACTGCGAGGCGCGCCGGGTTCTGAAGAAGCCCCCCCCGGAGTACGTCCGGCAGCCGCAGTGCAACGTCTGCGGTCGGCGCGACTTCCGAATCGACGCATGGATGCAGAAACGGAACACGCGCCTCATGGCGTGCACATGCGCCGGTTACTGGTTCTGGCATCGGCGCGGTTCACTGTACTGCTGGCACAGGGCCGATGGCTCTATCCGATCACCTGGCGATCCCGATTTCGCGGATCGCAATCCGCTGCCTGAAGCGGTAGCGGCCTGAATACCTCCCGGAGGAAGCGTGGCAAAAAATTCCATCGACGCGTACGGCGCTGCCGGCAAGAGCAATGTCCTGTTCTTCGACCCGGACGCGCTGACGCTCATCACGGACCCGTCGCATCCGCTGTTTGATCGGCGTGCGCTCCTGCCGTTCGACGAAGCCATGGTGCGGAATATCCGTCACCGCGGCGTGCTCGAGACAATCCTCGTGCATAAGGATCCGGAAACAGGCGACGTGATCGTTGTCGACGGTCGCCGCCGTGTGATCGCGGCGCGTGAGGCGAACCGCCGACTGCGGGAAGCAGGCGAAGCGACGGTGATGGTGCCGGCGCTTCCAAAGCGCGGGAAGAAATCGGAACTCGCCGGGATGATGGTCGCGACTAACGAACATCGTGAGCACGACAGCCCGATCAACCGTGCCGAGAAGATGCAGCGCCTGCGCGATCTCGGGTACGACGACGAGCAAATCGCCGCAGAGTTTCGTATCGAGCCGCCGACGGTCGCAGCATCGCTGCGCCTGCTCGATTGCACGGCTGCCGTGCGCGATGCGCTCGAAGCTGACCAGATCACGGTATCACATGCGCTGAAGCTGGCGAAGCTGACCCCGGAGCAGCAGCGCGAGAAGGTCGCGGCAGTGATCGCGGCTGCCGACGGCAAGGAAGGCCATGCGAAGGCGCGCGCGCAGAAAGCCGTGCTGATGGGCGATGCTGCCCCGCGCATGCGTACCCGCAAGCAGATCATCTCCGAGCTGGCGAACGCGACCGGCGAGCGCGCAGAGGCATTGCGCTGGGTGCTGTGGCTGCCCGAAGGCGAGCCGACCGCTCGGGCGGTCGATTCCCGTCAGATGTCGATTGACGAGGCCGCATGAGCATTCAAGCAATGGCGTGGGCCATCGAGCAGCAAGAGATCTCCGATTCTCTCGCGCGCCATGTGCTCCTCTGCCTCGCCAACTATGCCGACAACGACGGCGGGGCTGCTTTCCCGTCGGCGGCAACGCTCGCAGTCGATACGGGCATGTCGGAGCGATCGGTGCGCAACAAGCTCGATTTGCTCGAGCAGGCCGGCCTCATCCGAAAGGGCAACCAGGCCATCGTCGCGGCATATATCGAACGCGGTGATAGGCGCCCGATTTGCTTCGATTTGGCGATGCCGGTACGTGAAGAAAAACGGGGTGCACGTGGTGCAGGTCGTAATTCACGGGGTGCACACGGTGCAGGCCGTGACGCCGAACGGGGTGCAGCTGGTTCCACAACGGGGTGCACGTCGTTCCAGAACGGGGTGCAGGAGATTCCAGAACGGGGTGCAGGAGCTGCAGGTAATCCTTCCCTTAACCCTTCCCATAAACCGTCCATTAACCAAAACCATGGAAGCGCCGTCGTGCTTCCCGATTGGTTGCCTGCTGATGCATGGGGGAAGTTCGTCGCATTCCGAAGGGCAGGAAACGGTAAGCGGAAGTTCACCGAGCACGCTGAGCAACTGCTGTTGGACGATCTGGTGTTGCTGCGCAGCGAGGGTAACGATCCCGTGAAGGTGATCGAACAGAGCATCAAACGCGGCTGGACTGGGCTCTTCAAAATTTCGGGCCAGCGCCACGAAGCGCCGGGGTCGGTTAGCCGGGATGAAGCCCGGGCAGCCGCCGCAGCATCCATCGGACTGGGAGCACGATCACATGACCACGACATCGCAACTATCGACGCAGACTTCCGGCGCATCGATTGACCCTATGGACTGGCTCTTCGGGCAATTGCACGGCATGTTCGGCAACAAGCTACTCGACTCGTGGCGCAGCGGCCATCTCGAGGGCGGCAAAGATACCGGGATCGAAAACATGAAATCGGTATGGGCCGAAAAGATTCGTGCGAACGGCTTGAAGTTCGCGGACGTGCGGCGCGGTCTGGCAGGCGCCGAACGACTGAAGTGGCCGCCGACCTGGGGCGAGTTCCTCGACCTCTGCAAGCCGCCCCTCAACGTCGACGTTGCGCTGTACGAGGCGATCGAGCAAATGCGCGCCCGGCGCGATGGCAAGGACGTATGGTCGGATTCCGCGATCTTCTGGGCAGCTGCGAAGGTGGGCGAGCACGACATGCTCGGCCTCACGTTTTCCCAGATCAAACCGCGCTTCGAAGCGTCGCTGAAGAAGGTGCTCGAGGGCGAGGTTTTGCCGGTCCCTGCCCGTGTGCCGATGATTCAGGCGCCCGAGAAAACGGAATCGACGCGAGAACACGGGCGCCAACGCCTCGACGAGCTCAATGCTGCTGACCTGATGAGGAACGTTTCAAAGGGCGGAAACATCGAGTGGGCGCGCCGGATCATCGACGAAGAATTGCGCTCCGGGAAGGTGCCGCTCCACAAGCTCAACATTGCGCGCGAAGCGATTTCTAACGTCACGGGTAAGCAGGCATGACGTCTCGAACTGCATGGCCAATGCGTGTCGACGTCGGCACGAAGACCGTCGGCACGGCCCGCGTTCGCGATGACTCGCGGCCGAAGATGACGGCCGCCCAGAAGGCGATCTTCGATGCCACAGGCAACCGGCCGCGCGCCGATGCTAGTTTCGACGACATCGCTGACGGCATCGATTCGGGTCGCCCCGTGCCGCTGTCGATGCAGAGGCCTGCTAGGCCGTCGAAATACCGCAACCAGCGTTGCGAGCACGAGGGCGTCACGTTCGACAGCCGCCGCGAGCGTGATCGCTGGGTCGTTCTGCGCCGAGAACTGGCCGCCGGTCTGATTTCTGAACTCGAGCGGCAGGTCGCTTTCGTCCTGGCGGAGCCAGTCGTGATCAATGGCCGGAAGAAGCCTGCGCTCCGATATGTCGCGGACTTCGTCTACGAGCGAGACGGCAAGACGGTGATCGAGGACGTGAAGGGCGTGATCACCGCCGAGTATCGAATCAAGCGTCATCTGATGGCCGTACGCGGCCTGCAAATCGTCGAAATCAAGTGAGGATCGAATGGCAAACGGGAAGTTGGGTCCAGTCTCGGTGAAGATCATTGAATTCGTGAAGGCAAATCCGGGTATCCATGCGGGTGAAATCGCTCGGCGACTCGGTAAAGGACGTGGCGGCAGTACGCGCGAAACGATCCGCCGGCTTCTCGAAGACGGGTACCTCTCGAAGGGCAAAAAATACTATGCGCCCGGCGCTAAAGGTCATGCCGTTCACCCGCTGAAATACACGGGCAAGTCGTATGAAAGTGGATACGACTTCACCACCTCGAAGCGATCGGCTCGAATTCAGCAGCGTATCGCTGAAGGGCTGGAGCAGGATGCGCAGCTGAACGAATCGATCGTATGGGCCGGAAAGGCGATCCGCGCGATGGTTGACGCCGCTCGGATTGCTGCATGAAGCGTTCAGGTTTTGGCCCGCGCAAGACGCAGATGGCGCGCGGTTCATGGTCCCGTAAAAGCTCACCGTTGCCGCAGCAGTCGCCGCGAAAGGTCGCGATGAAGCGGAGCTCGAAGCGGCCGACAGTTGCGGAAGGCTCGAAGTATCTCGCGGCCTGCCGCGGTGAACCGTGCTATCTGCGCGTGCGGGGCGTCTGTCGGGTAAATCCGCTCGACGACACCGTGGTGCCATGCCATTCGAACCAGGCGCGTCACGGGAAGGCCGGCGCGATGAAGGCGAAAAACGAATTCACAGTGCCGGGCTGCAATGCCTGTCATGCGTGGATCGACCAGAACCGTGTCGGCACGCCTAAGCAGGTCAAGTTCGATGTCTGGGACCGCGCATTCGCCGAGTGGGAGCCGGTGCGCGCCCGAAAGATGGGAGAGGCAAATTGCCAGTGAGATTGTGGGTCGAGATTCCGGATGGGACGTTCAGCGCTCCTCGCCGGCGCGGATCGGGTGGCATCGTGATCTGCGAGCGAACGCGCACGATCGACGCTACGGTTTTCCGTATCTTGCGAATCGCTACGGTCAAGCGGCAACTGATCGCGGCCGTTGAGGTGGATGCGTTCATACCGGAAATGCACCGCTCTCGCCTTCCGAGCGTAGATGGGCGCTGGGTCGCGCCGGGCGTATTTCGGGCGAAGGCGTATGTGCTTCAGAACAAGAAGTCGGAGGTGCTCGCGCAGTTTCTGGCGAGCGGTGATCTCGAGTGGAACGTAGGAGGCGACGAGTGAGCGAGGTTGCATGCATTGAGCTGTCATCGGTGCCCGATCCGCTGCGCGCGATTGCGGCGAGCCGCGTTGACGAACCATCCGGCGACCGTCTGGTTGCTTTTTCGGGTTGCCCGGTGATCGGGCGCGAGGCGGACAACGGCGAAATCGAATTTACGTTTCCACGGGGCGTTGAGCTGCGCGAATCGTTCATCGACTGGATGCTCTAT